CGGCGCAGGCCCAGATGGCGCAGGCCATCAACCAGCAGACCGCCTACCTGGTGCAGGCCCGCGACACGCTGGCGGTGGCCGAGGTTCGCGCCGACATGGCCGAGACCTATGCCGCAGTGCAGGCAGGCCGGACGCTCAAGCGGGCCGAGATGGAGGCCCAGAACTACCAGATCGCTGGCAACACCTTGCTCAAGAACATGCGCCGTGCCAATGCTGCAGCACGAGCTCGAGCAGCTGCTGCAGGCGTGGCGTTCGGCGAAGGCAGCGCAGCGGGCGTCCAGATCGAGAACGTGGCGGCGACCATGCGCGATGTCGGCATCGCCGATCTGAATGCGCTGACCGCTCGCGTGCTCGGGTTCGAGGATGCGACGGCCATGCTGCAGTCGACCGAATACCAGAACTATCTGAACATGTTCCAGGCCAAGCGTGCTGCCGGCGGTCTTGAGTCTGCAGCAGCGATCACGCGCCGCACCGGTGGATTGATGGCCGGGGCTACGCTGCTCGAGGGCGGCACCAGGTTTGCAAGGACAATCTGATGGCAACGCTCCCGGTTATCGAAGGCGGTCAGATCATGCTGCGCGGGGCGCAGGGCGGCGTGCCGATGGCGCAAGTCTCTCCTCAGGTTGTAGAGCCGATCGCAGCCAGGGCCGCTGCCCAGCAGGGTGGCACCCTTGCGCAGATTCTCGACCGGATGAGCGAGAGCGCCTTCCGCGAGGCTGGGCGCCTGGCGCAGGTTGAGGCCTTCCAGTTCGCCGCTGACAACCCGATCACGCCGGCGCAAATCGAAATCGCAAAGAACGGCGGATCAATCGATCGCGGCCGTGCTGGCAGCATCTTCGATGAGGCGCTGCGCAAAGCCCGAGCTCTCGAGCTCTCTTCTCACTTTGAGATGGAGGGCCGCAACGAGCTCAAGAAGATCCTGGTCGATGTCGAGCAAGGGACGATCACTGGCGAGGATGCCAGCAGACGTATCGCCACGATCACCAACGGATACAACAAGGCACTGACCGCGCAGGATCCCGAGGCCGCGCTCAAGTTCCGCGCCACCATGTCGCTGCACGGGAACACCGTGCTGAACGCTGCCTACGAGGCTGACGCCAAGCGAGCCAAGGCGCAGCGCATTGCCAAGTTTGATGCGGACTTCGACAACGGCGTGCGCATTCTTGAGGCCACTGCATCGCAGCATCCTGACCGCATTGACGAGCTCGCCGATGTCTTCCGTCGCAACATCACCATGCAGGCGATGATTCTGGGCGACGCAGGCCTGCAGAGGGAATACAGCACCAAGTTCGAGACATCACTGCGCAACGCGAAGATCAACGCGCTGACCAGGCACCTGCAGGAAAACGAGTACATCGTCAACCCAGAGCAGACGCTCACGCGGATCCGGGCTGGTGATGTCGGCAAGATGAGCCCGCTGCTGCAGCAGATGATCGTCAACGACTTCGATGCAGTGGCGAAGGTTACGGCCAACTACATGGTGTCGGTAAACCAGCGCGAGATGCTTGCGAAGAATGAGCGCGATCGTCTCAAGCGCGAGGCCGAGCGCAATGCGTACAACCTGCTCGAGATGATCTTTCCGTTGCCAGAGGGTGACCCGACTCGCAATCAATTGATCGGAGAACTGACGAAGTTACCCGAGGGCGCTGTACCGATCGGCACATTGAAGGATCTGCTGTCGCCGAGCCAGGGCGAAAGCAATGCACGGGTGCTCTTCAATGTGACCCAGGGCATCTACAACAACACGATCACGCAGCCTGATCAGATCTGGCAGATGGTCGGCAAAGGTCTGTCGCCGAAGGATGCTGTCGGTGCGCTCAAGCTGCTGCAGTCTGAAGACCGGCGCGACCAGTCAGAGCTCGATCGTGGCATCAGCCGGCTGGCAGGCATCCCGGTGATTCCTGGCAGCGTGGTGGTGCTTGACCCGAAGGGCGAGGAGTTCAAGCGCAGGTCTGAGCTCCAGGCGCAGGCGCTCGACATCCAGGCGCAGGCGGCACGCGATGGCAAGGTGATGACGCCGCGCCAGATCCTGCAGCAACTGGAGACCAACCTCGAGCAACGTCGCGGTACAGAAGAGGCCAAGGCTGCGCAGCGCCAGCTGCAGGACGACACCTCGCCGTGGGTCAAGAAAGCCGGAGGAAAGATCACTCGAGATAGCCTGCCTGCTCTTGAACGGAGCGGCAAGCTCAACGCCAACGAGCTCAAGCGTGTCCGGCAGCTGCTCGACCAGGCCGATGGAGTGAAGTGATGCAGATCGAAGACGCATACCTCAATCGGCTGTCCAACTTCCAGTTCCCTGGCGAGACGGCGATCCCCGAGGCGCAGGACGCCGCGATGCAGGCAACGGTAGGCACGCTGCCCGCCCAGGAACCGAAGCAGCAGCCGGAGGCCAGCATCGGGCCGATTCCGCGCAACATGTTCCAGCAGGCGATCGGCAAGTTCGGCGAGGCGCTGACCGCTGCAGGCGTGCAGCTGGACAAGGTCGGCATCGACATCCCGGTGCTCGGCCGCGTGACCCTCAAGGATCTGACGGTCGGCGAAGCCGGCAAGGTGATCGAGGACATGAGCTACGGGTTCATGCCGACCCGTGGCGCTGGCGGCATTGGCGGCACTGCAGGGCTGAAACCCGAGGCGGCTGAACTGCTGAACCTGCCGATCGTCGGCACCGCAGCCAAAGCAGCGGGAACCGTTGCGAGGGCGATCCCTGGCGCTCTACCTGCTGCAGCTGCTGCGATTGCTGCCCAGCCTACCGAGGCCGAGGGCGGCGTCGGATCGCTGGCCAGGAAGATCGGCGCCAACGTGGTGAGCACCAGGTTGCCGACCGCTGTGAAGGCCACCGAGAACCCGCTCACGCAAAACCTGGTCATCGGACTGGATGCGGCCAAGGCAGACCCTGCTGCGTTCACGCACAACGTCAACCTGGTCAAGGCCTACCCCAACATCAAGACGCAGGCCACCGACACCAACCAGGTGGCCGAGGACTTCATCACCGAGGTGAAGGACAACCTGCTCTACCTGTACGACCAGGTGCCGGATGCCACGCGCCAGCGCAGCAAGCTCTGGTACGACGGTGCTCGCAACATCGTCGACCGCTGGGGCCGCGAGTACAACCAGCCAGACCAGGCGTTATCCGGCGTGCTGGCCGTGCTGTCGCCCCAGAAAGACTGGTTTATGAATGTGTCGCTCGGCCAGCGGGTGATCGATATCACGCAGAACCAGTGGGCGTTCCGCTGGGACAGTGACATGGATCAGATCGCTGCACAGATCTGGGCTGACCCGAAGTACAAGCCGGTGCTCGACCTAGTGCGTGGCAAGAGCCTGGCCGAGCTCGAGGGGCCGGCAGAGCGAGCACTGTGGGTGCGTACCTTCGACCAGGCCTTCAACCCGCGCAGCCACCAGATCGTCACGCCTGAAGGTGACTTCGCTGATGTCAGGAAGACCCAGGCCGGCAAGGAGTTCAAGGTCGCCTGGGGCTCACTCAATGAGATCGGCAAGGCGATCTCGATCCTCGAGGATCCGAGCAAGGCCAACATCAGCACGATGCTTGGCGGTCAGCACAAGGTGCGGAACTTCTACAACAACATCTATGCGCCGACAGATCCTGCTGGCCACGTCACGATCGACACGCATGCGGTTGCTGCTGGCCTGCTGCGCCCACTCTCCGGCAACAGCCGCGAGGTGCTGCACAATTTCGGCTCTGGCGTGAAAGGCGAGATGGGGCCGAAGAACAGTTCAATCACCGGTGTGCAGGGAACCTACGGGCTCTATGCCGAGGCGTACCGTCGCGCCGCTGCCGAGCGTGGCGTGCTGCCCAGGGAGATGCAGTCGATCACCTGGGAGGCTGTGCGCGGCTTGTTCCCTGACACATTCAAGACGCCGGCCAATGCTCGCAGGATCGACGACATCTGGGTAAGATATGGGAATGGCGAGCTCTCAATCAACGAGGCCCGAGATGAGGTCATCAAAGCAGCCGGTGGAATCCGCGCCCCCGAGTGGGAAGGAAGTGGACTTCGTGGTGCAGCTACTCCAGAAGGCGGGACTCCCGGTAACGCGGGAGAACTACCTGGGGTTGGCGTACCCGGAGGGAGTGCCGGACGACCTGGACGAAATGAGCCTGCCGCCGGAAGTACGTCTCGCGTAACTCGGGGCGGTCGCGCTCCGCAGCCTGGAGCGCAGTGATGGCCATCCCCAATACTCCCCTTGAACAGCGTCTTGGCCAGATGCTGCCGCAGGTCGATCCTCCGGGTGAGATGCCGCTGGAACCGATGCCAGCGGATCAGCAACTAGAACCCGCTGAGATCCAGCCGCTGACCAGCGAGCCTGGTTCCCCAACGATGGAAGAGCCGGTGCAGGTTGCCGGTTTGGGTTCTGTCGTTCGCAAGGCTGTAGGGAAAGCAGCGCCGAAAGCGGTGCGCGACATCAGCCCCGAGGCCTACCAGGCGAAGCCAGGCGAGCTCCCACCGGTTACGACCGAAGGTCGGTTCCGTGTCATCCCTGAAGCTGACGAGCAACTTACAGGCGAGGTCGAGCGTGCCGTCGATCGCCGGCAGAAGTTCAGCCCGCTGACTGGCAAGCCGCCTGAGGAAGCCTTCAACCTGGGGCGCTATGCCGACCGTGATGCGGCTGGCGTGGTGGCCGGCGTATCTGATGCGCTCGGCATCCAGACCAAGCGGGTGACGTTCGACGAGATCAAGAAGAAGGCAGCAGAGTCTGGCATCGGCGAGCAGTTCCTGGCGCGTCTGGTGTCGCCTGTTGAGGGCAAGATGCTGGGCAGCGCGGTCGAGACCTACAAGGCGCTCGAGGTGCTCGAGAGCTCGGCCGGTGAGCTCGACCGTCTGTTCAAACTGGTGGCCAACGGCCAGGCTACTGATGCCCAGAAACTGCAGCTGCGCCAGCAGGTCGCGCTGCACGGCATGATCCAGAAGGGCGTGAAAGGGATCCAGACCGAGACCGCCCGCGCCCTGGCTGTCTTCCGCATCCCGCGTGAAGGCAATGCCGACGTGATTCGCCAGGTGCTCGATGAGTACGGCGGCGACAAGTCGCTGACCGACATGGCGCGTGCCTACCTGACGCTCGAGACCCGTGCCGCTCGCAACCAGTTGGTCGAGCAGTCGATGATGTCCGGCGTCAAGGATGTCTGGTTCTCCACGTTCATCAACGGCCTGCTGTCCAGCCCGGTGAGCCACGCGAAGAACATCCTGGGCAACTCGATGTTCGGGCTCTACCAGATTCCCGAGCGGCTGATCGCATCGTTCTACAGCAACACCCTCCCGCAAGGCGTGCGCAGCTGGCGCTCGCTGCTGCCTGGTAGCGAGGCCGACAAGATCGGTTACGACGAAACGCTGACGATGGTGCAGTCGCTGCGCAACGGCGTGGTCGAGGGACTCACGCTGGCGGCTGATGCGTTCAAGAAGAACCAGCCAAGCGACCTGCTGACCAAGATCGAACTGCAGCGCACGCCCCAGGAATCAATGGGCGAGACCCTGCAGCGGATCAGTGGTGTCGGCCAAGACACCTGGCTGGGCAAGGCCTTCGACTACTACGGCACGGCGGTCACGCTACCCGGTCGCATGATGATGACCGAGGACGAGTTCTTCAAAGGCGTGTTCTACCGGATGCACCTGAACACGCTGGTCACCAGGCGCGGCAAGCAGGTCTACCGTGATGCGATCGAGAACGGTCTGCCAGAAGCGGATGCGATGGCGCGGATGGAGACTGAGGTTGCCGGCCTACTGCAGCACCCTCCTCGCGACCTGGACGAAGCCGCGATGGATTACGCCAGGCGCGGCACATTCACCGCAGAACTGCCGCCGGCGCTGAACAAACTGCAGCAGGTCTTCAACACCCCGGCGCTCAAGGTACTGGTGCCATTCTTCAAGACACCAGCCAACATCGGCATCGAGGTGATCGAGCGCACGCCGTTCGCGCCGCTGTCCAGCAAGTGGCGCAACGAGATCGCAGAGGGTGGCATCTACCGCGACATGGCGCTCGCCAAGGTCACGCTGGGTTCTGCTGTGCTGGCGACGTTTGGCGCGATAGCAAGCGAAGGCCTGATCACCGGTCGCGGCCCAGAGCGCAAGGCTGACCGCGAGGCGCTGATGCGAGACGGGTGGAAGCCCTACTCTTTCAAAATCGGCGACCAGTACGTCAGCTATTCAGGCCTCGAGCCTGTCTCTGCGCTGCTGGCGATTGCTGCCGACTATGCCGAATACGCCAGGCATGAGCCTGATGCCGGCAAGATCGAGCAGGTATTCATGGGCGCGACCTATGGCCTGTACGAGTACCTGAAGGAGCAGCCATACCTACAGGGCGTCGCTGATGTCGCCAAGCTGATCGGCACCAACCAGCAGGGCCAGGTCGACGGCAAGAAGATCGTCAACGAACTTGCCAAGCAATACGGCGGCTTTGTTATCGGCGGGTCACCGGCCGGCGCGTATGGTTCGCTGGTGGCCAGCATTGAGCGGCTGATAGATCCAACCGTGCGTGACGTGCGAACCAACCCAGACCTGCCGATGGGCGTGCGCGGCTTCTATGAGGCCTTCCAGCGGTATCGCAGCCGCCTGCCCTATGCCAGCGAGGCGCTGCCCGAGGCGCTCAACCTATGGGGTGACCCGGTGCTGGCTGGTCAGGGCAAGGCCTACGAACTGGTGCTGCCGACTCGCGTGAGCCCGCAGCAGTTCAGCGAGGTTGACGATGCGCTGGTGCGGATCGGTTCGCCGGTCGGGATGCCGGAGCGCAAGATCGACGGCGTGGAAATGAGCGCGGCACAATACAACCGGCTGCTCACGATCTACGGAAAAGAGCTCGGCGAAGAGAGAGAACTGAAGGATAAGACCAAGAAGTTTTTCAACGTCAAAGACATTCTGTTAGAAACTATGCAGATGCCAGGGTTTGACCTGTTGAACCTGGACGACCAGCAGAAGACGGTGCAGCGCGTGCATTCTCGATACATGGACGCGGCAAAGAAGAAGCTGCTCTCGGAAGATGTGAACCTGCAGGCCAAGATCGACGAGCTCAAAGAGCTTCGCCGTGCCAATGGCATGTACTACAAGCCGGACTGATCGAGTACAAATACCAACTGGAAGGATTGAGCGATGGGCGTCCCAATCAACAACGTCACCAGGCGCGTGGTCTACGCGGCGAGCGGCACCGGCCCGTACAACTTCACGTTCGAGATCCTGGCGAACACCGACATCGCGGTCTATCGCGACGACACGCTGCTGGTGCTCACTACTGACTACACAGTCACGATCAATGCCAACGGCACCGGCTATATCACGTTGACGGCCACGCCAACAGGCGCCACCCAGATCGCGATCGTCGGCAACCGGACGATCAGCCGCACCACCGACTTCGTGACCGGCGGTGATTTTTTCGCCAACGTGCTGAACGACGAGCTCGACCAGCAGACGATCTTCGCGCAGCAGAATGCCGAAGGCCTTGGCCGTGCGCTGACTGCGCCACAGACAGACCCGATCAGCATCAACATGACCCTGCCTGGCCGCACGACCAGGGCGAACAAGTATCTGTCATTCGACGCGAACGGCAATCCGACAGCCACGGCCGGCGCCCCGAATACGCTCTACTACGGCAGCTACACGTCAGACCCGACCACCAGGCCGGATGGCACGGCGCGTGTCGCTGGTGACCTGTACTACAACAGCGTGGCAGCAATGGTGAAGGTATACACCGCTGGCGGCTGGGTGAACATGGGAACCGGCACCTACACGATCTACCGGGCGCTGGCCACTGCTGGCCAGACGAGCATCACGACCAGCTACGTTATCGGCAGCGTGCAGGTGTACATCAACGGCGTGCAGCTTTACTCGACCGAGTTCACGGCGACCAACGGCACCAGCATCACAGGGCTGTCGGCGCTGTCGCTCAACGACGAGATCACGGTCATCAGTACGAACCAGCTGGCCTACGCGGTGCCGGTGACCATCAGCACGTCATCGCCGAGCGGGTCTGCATCCAACGGCGCACTCTGGCTGCGGGTGGCATCGTGAGGATGTCTGTCTACAGCGGCGGCGCCTGGAAGGATGTCATCGTCGCGTACACCTATGACGAACCGTCTGCCTCATGGAAGGAAGTGCAGAACATTCACGTCTATCGCAATGCGCAATGGGAGCGCGTGCATGACAAGGCTGATCTGTATGTCATCACTCTTGCCACGGTTAACTCTCTTGGCAAAGCGGTGCTTACGGATCCTCAGTTTAACTTCGTCAATGCAGCTTACTGGGGAACCTTAATTGGTGGCCGAGCTCTCGGGAATATCGACAACAATTTCTTCCCGCCAGAAATTGACGGCGCTGACGTAGCGATTCTGGGTAATTACGTTTTGTATGGCCCGGCTTCGATTGGTGCTGCAGAGCGCGAGTGGATCGAACGCGAAATCATCCCGTACGCGACGAGCAATCCACCACCGCCGTGATGTAAATGAGCGTCTCAAATCTTTTAATGGACAGTTTGTTGAGTGGTATGAGGTGATTGATGACAACAGCAAACGAAGTGGAGGCTCGGCTGATGACTCACGAGGAAGTGTGCGCGGTCAGGTATGACGGCATCAACGCCAGGCTCAAGCGCATCGAGCACATTCTGATCGGCGCCGCCGGCGCGATCATTCTGCTCCTCCTCAGCCTGGTGCTGAAGGTCTGACATGGTCGAGGTCGCGGTCGCACTCGCCGCCGCCCAGGCCGCTGTCGCTGGCATCAAGCAGGCGATCCAGGTAGGCCGCGATGCCAAGGAATGCCTTGGCGAGTTCATGCAACTGTTTGATGCCCAGGATCAGATCCAGAAGGCCAGCACCGAAGAGCGGGCGAAGCTGCCGCCGGAGAAGCAGAAGAGCGCCATGAGCGAGGCGCTAGAGACTGTCATCGCGGCCAAGAAGGTTCGCGAGATGACCGAGGAGCTCAAGCAGTTTCTGGTCTGGTCAGGTCAGTCTGATGTCTGGGACGAGATCCAGCGCGAGCACAACGCAGTGGTGCAGCGTCGCAAGTCTGCAGAGATCGCAGCCAAGCGTAAGGCCGAGGAAGACGCAGCCCGCAGGCTGAAGCAGCGCAAAGAGCGGATGCTCATCGTCACCGTAGTCGGCACAGGCGGAATCATCCTGTACCACCTGGTCAACTACATCATCGATGCGTGGCCGGCGCAATGAAAGAGGTCATGGCCATCATCGCCATCCTGTTGTTTGTGGTTGTGCTGATGATGTTCGTCTTAGCAGGAGTATCGGTATGAGGATGTCGACAGAAGAGATCGAGGTGCGCGTCTGGGCCATCATCGTGCTGGCGCTGACCGGCATCCTGGTGACCAGTGTGGTCGGCATCATCCTGGGCGTGATGTTCGTCGAGCACGACATGGAGAAGATCAGCCCGATCGACCAGGCGTTTCTGGCGATTCTCAAGGACGTGATGCTGCTCTGCATCGGCGCGGTCGGCGGCATCGTCGGGCGCAAGGGTGCCTACGCTGCGGCGAACCTGATCTCGAAAAAGGAGGACGGCGATGCTACCCCTCGGCCCGCTGCTTGAAGTAGGCGGCAAGATCCTCGACCGGGTGCTTCCTGACCCGGCTGCAGCCGCGAAGGCGAAGGCAGAGCTCGCGCAGCTGGAGCAGAACGGCGAGCTCCAGAAGATGGCCAACGAGACCAAGCTCTACGAGATCGAGCAGAACAACCTGACCGACCGGCTGAAGGCTGACATGGCCAGCGACTCCTGGCTGTCGAAGAACATCAGGCCGATGACGCTGATCGCCATCCTCGCCGGGTACTTCACCTTCGCGATGATGTCGGCGTTCAAGATGGACACGAACCAGGCTTACGTTGAGCTCCTGGGCCAGTGGGGCATGTTGATCATGTCGTTCTACTTTGGCGGCAGGACGCTCGAGAAGATCATCGACATGAAGGCGAAGAAATGAAAGAGAACTTCGACTCCGCGCTGGCAGCAGTGCTGCACCACGAGGGCGGCTTCGTGAATCACCCGGCTGATCCTGGCGGCATGACCAACCTGGGCGTCACCAAGCGCGTCTGGGAGGAATGGGTCAAGCGCCCGGTTGACGAGGCTGAGATGCGCAGCCTGACGCCTGAGATGGTGGCGCCGTTATACAAGACTCGATACTGGGATCGGGTGCGTGGCGACGACCTGCCGGCCGGGGTCGACTACTGCGTGTTCGACTGCGGCATCAACAGCGGCCCAGGCCGTGCTGTCAAGTTTTTGCAGCAAGTAGTCGGCGCAGATGATGACGGGGTGATCGGGCCTGGCACGCTGAAAGCTGTCGCGGCCATGCCTGCTGACGAGATCGTGTCCAAATACCAAGCGAAGCGTTTGGAGTTCTTGCAGGCGCTGCCGACCTGGGAGACGTTCGGGAAAGGCTGGGGCCGGCGGGTGACCGAGGTGGCCAGCGCCGCCGGCAAGATGACCGAAGGGTCAGGCAGCAGCCTGGCCTGACTCTGCAGCCCGCTCCTCGGGCGTCAGGGTTGCGCCCAGCGCGGCCAGGCGCTGGTTGTACTTCGCCATGTGAATCGGCTTCAGGGCCAGCGGCAAGCGCCCCAGCTGCCCTTCGTTGGCCTCGCGGAGCTCGCGGAGCTTGGTCATCCTGGTGCGAGCAGCAGCACGGCCAGCCCTGGCGGTCTTGTCAGCCAGCGCCTCATAGGCGTCATACCACTCCTCGATCGTCGGGTAGGTAGCCAGCGGCTCTTCCCTGCCAGGCACCATCAGCGCGAAGCCAGGATGTCGCGGCGGGTTGCCTGACTCGGCGATGATGGCCTCGCGCTCGAGCTCCTCCTCGGTGACCTCGACGACCTCGACGACCTCGAAGCCGGCTTCCTTCGCCTGGGTGACCAGATGCTCGACGGTGTCGGCCATCTGCTCGGCGATGACGATCGGGTCACTGGTCTGAACCACGGGCTCGACCTCCACGGGCGGTGGCGGCGCCGGCGGGGCGATGGCATCGAGCGGGTTGGCCGGCTTCGTGGGCGTGATGTCGCGCATCTTGCGGGGCTCATCGGCCGGGTAGTCCTGGGCCTCCTCGGCGGTGATCAAGCCCTTCAGCACGTCAGGGAATGCGTCACGCAGGGCGAAGCCACGGGCACGCATCTGCAGCATCCGCTTGGGGTAAGCCTGCCAGGGGCCGGCCTTGCCCCACAGCCCTGCCCGCTTGGCATCCTCGACGCTGAACCTGGCGATGACCGGCATCCGGCCCTTGCGCCTGGCGATGCAGACGGCGCTGGGGTTCGGCGTGCCTTCGTTCTCGATGTGCTCATCGATTCCCTCGCACACTGGGCTGGCCTGGACAAGCGCCAGCATGGCATCGCCGTACACAGAAGGCTTGCCATTGATGACCGCAATGTTCTGCAAGCTCTGCAAGGTGCCGAGCCCGATCTCTTTGCCCCAGATGGTGGCCACCAGAATATCCTCGGGTTTACCCTGGTACTGTTTTGGAACCAGGCTGGAGCGGGCCAGCATCTCGGACAGCTGCACGGCCTCGCCGATGTTGGCTGGTGCAAACCCTGACTGATTAACTGTGACGAGGCTATTCATCGCGCCACTCCTTTTTGATGCGGAAGGTTGTTTAAGAAGTTGGCGCGACCTTTGTGAATCATATCTTTTGTGTTTTGTTTCGCAGTCGCGGCGACCAGGTGCCACGGGTTGCAGCACGCTGGGTTGTCGCAGACATGGCAGACCAGCAGACCGGCCGGGACTGAACCGTTCTCCAGTTCAAAGGCAACGCGATGCGTGCGCTTGTTTTTGCCCATGAAGTAGGTCTGCCCGTAGCCCTTTTCCTTTCTCGATCCAAGCCACGGCCAGCAAGCAAAGCGGCCACCTGATTGATCAACTTTGTTCCAGAACCTCTCAATGCTTTTATCGAGCGATTGCTTTGGGCCAGGTTTCGTCAGTTGCATGTCTCTTCACCTTCCGGCAGGAATGCTTTGATGGTCTCGAGCACCAGCGCGGCCATCGAGTCGACGACCTCGGTCGCTTCCTCCTCAGAGGCCAGGTGCATCGCGTTCAGGATGGCGCGGACAGCGCGATCGTGGGCGGCTTGTAGGTCTGTCATTTCTTGAGCTCCTTGATGGCCAGGGTGGACTGGCGCACGCTGTACGCGGCCTTCGCAGGCACGACCCTGGCGGCTGTCGCAGCGTAGTTCCGCATCGGCCACTTGATCTCGAGATTGCCGGCGGTGCCGCGACTGGCGGTGCGCAGCATCGTCTTGAGCTTCTTCTCGGCCTCCTCTCGGTCAGCCTCAGCCTTGGTGATCGTCTTCTTGGCCTCGAGGATCTCTCGCGCCAGGCGCTCACCTTCGCTGCCCAAGTCGATCACTGCTTCGTCGGCCTGGGGGAACATGCGATCGGCATCCTTGCTGTTGATCGGCTGATACCAGTCGACGATCTGCTTCTTCTTCCAGATGTCGAGCCGGCGCTGGAAGTCGGTGGCCAGGCCATAGATCCGGTCGACGAGCGGCTGGTGCGGAGCGAAGAGGAACAGCCTGAGCTCGGTGCCCTGATAGAGCACGGCGATGCAGCCCCAGCGAGCCTGGACAATATCCATCTGGGCCTGCAGCTGGATCGGCCCCCGGTACAGCGCCGGCGTGTCTTCCGGGCTCACGCTGGTCAGCTTGGCCTCGAGCACGCCGATGCCTGCGAGCTCGATCTGATCCTGGCCGATGACGTAGATCCCGGCGTCCGGGTCGGTGGTGATGATCTGCCCGCCACCGTCAGCGGTGCCGTCCAGGCTGCAGCAGAGCGGCACGTCGGGGTGGAACTTGGCCTCGGGGTGATCGGTGACCAGGTCGATCAGGCGCAGCCGGCGGGCGGCTTCACGCAGGATGATGGGCTCAAGTTCGTTGCCCCAGCTCATCGCTTCATTGCCTTCAGTGCGTACATTCTCGCCCTGCATCGCGCCGATTGAGTATTGAAGCTCATCATTCGGGCTGCGGTACTTGGACAGGCCCATAAGCGCCGGCAGGCGGCTGGCGCTGAGCATGTCATCGGGGGTGACCTTACTGACCATCGTGCGTCTCCTGTAAAGCATAGACCCGCACGACTCGAGCGTGCGCGGCCGGGTGAAGCGCCTCGGTGTATCCGATGGCGCGGAACTGGCGGGTGCGGAATACCGCGCCCAGCAGACTGGGGTGCGTGCCAGGCGGCAACGTGACGGCCTCGCGCACTTCGTTGATACTCACAAACCCGTGCCGGCGGGCGTACACGATGGCCGCTGCCCGGCACCGCTCGAGCAGTTCGCCATGCTGAACCTCGAACAGGCCCAGCTGCTGCTCTTTGATTGTCCGACCCTCGAGGCTCATAGCGCGAGCCCTAGCAGTACAACGGCAACGACGCAGAGCACCGCGATGAAGCCGTCAGACAGACGGCGCTTGGCGCCAGGCTTGCGCAACAGGTAGTGCTGGATCTCGAGCTCCTCCCAGGTTGGTTTGTGCCGGAGCTCCGGCCGGTAGCCGGTGCCGATCGGCACCTTGGACAGGGGTTTCGACTCACGCATTGCAGGCCTCCAGAAGGTTGCGAACTTGCGACGGCGCCCAATTGCTGCCGCCGCGGGGGGTCGCGATGCCGCGTGCTTGCAGGGCGGCAGCGATCTCGCGAAGGGTGGTGCAGCCGGCACGCTTGATGTCGGCCACGATCGGCGCCAGGCGCATAGCGTAGGCACTGGCACGGGCCTGGATGGCAGCGATACCGGCGACGCTGCCACGCTCGGGGACCGGGCACCCGAGCTTCACGCCACGGGCCTTGGCAGCGGCCAGGGCGGCTTTAGTGCGGCGGCTGATCTCCTCGCGCTCATGCTGTGCAACAACTGCGCGGATGCCGAACTCGAGGGTGCCGGCGTGCGGCATGTCGGCGGCAACGATCTGCACGCCAGAGTCGCGGAGCGTCAGAAGGAACGCAGCCTGTCGGGACAGGCGATCGATCTTGGCGATCAGCAGGGCGGCGCCGGTACGCTTGCACAGTGCGATCGCTGCAAGCAGCTGCGGCCGGTCATCGTTCTTGCCGGACTCGATCTCGGTGAACGAGTGGGTGATGTCTGCAGCGTACTGCTTGACCGCAGCCTGCTGGGCCTCAAGGCCAAGGCCTGACTGGCCCTGGCGCTCGGTGGAGACGCGGAAGTAAGCGACGAACTTGGTCATAGTGTCCTCTATCTGGGATCAACGAATGACGAACGGGGCCAGCAGGAGCACGGGCACGAGCGCCCAGGGTGACCCGGTGGCGAAGGCGGCGCCGAGGCCGGCGCCGAGCGCGATGAACGCGAGGATGGCCAGGATGCGCATGATCAGCTGCGGTCGATCAGGAACTTGCTGACCTGGGTGCTGTGCAGACTGACGCGCTTGTACTCAATGCGGCGCTCGCCGCCAGACACGACCAGAACTGGGTCAAGGACTACGACGTAGCCAGGTAACACGGTGGAGGCATTGGCACGGTAGCCAGAGTTCCACAGAGATTGGACGGCTTGATCAACTCGCATGTTCAGACTCCTGTTTTTCGGTGGTCTGCGATATCACAGTGATACCGCTGAAACGAATACTCGCACGGTTCTTTTCGGCTTGTCAAATACCCAATCGGCTGGGAGATACTAGGGGAAACCCTAACCTAACCCGTTGACACTAGGCTAGTCCATTGACCAAACGGTATCATCGCGGAATCGCAACGATACCAAGGGAAGCCGATGGAGATCGAGCCCTACAAGCCCTTCATGGTCAGGCTGAAGCCCAGCACACGGGAGATGTTGGACAAGGCCGCTGAAGACCAGCGCCGCAGTCGGGCCAGCATCATCGACGAGCTCATCCGCACGCACCTGTCGAGCCGCTACAGCGACGTGCATCAGCGGATCGAGCGGTTGCTGGCGGGGCCGCGATGAACAATTCTGTTAAAGACTTACGGCCTGGCGAGTTGTTCATTCTGGCAAGCAACGGAGAGATTTTCGAGTACATGTCACCGGGAGCTAACCTGCACTGCGGCAGCTCTATGTTTCATTGGGTAACGCTCCGGCGCGACCAACACATGCCTGGTGGCACCCGGCACGTCATAAGGCCGGCTACTTTGACGGACATTGCCGACGTGTTGCCTGGTGCGGTGGCAAAGCAATACTTCCAAGCGATAGCCGATGCAATGGACGATTGGATTGCGCGATGATCAGGCGAGTGCGCAACCTGCAGCCTGGCCAGGTCTTCATCCTGAAGCGTACTGGCGAGCGATACGTCTTCATCCGGCGGTGCCATGAGACGCCTGGCGGCACCCGGCATGTCGTGCGGAAGATTGGTTGCAGCCGAGAGAGCACCCTGCACCATAGTTGTCACGTCGAATGGAAGGGTGACTACGACGCCCACGTCCTGACGCAGTGGCTGGGGCTTGGATCCGATCCGCGAGCGGTTCACGAGGTTGAACTGGTGCTGCTCAGTCAGTGGGCCGAGCGCGAAGGAATTCGTGCGTGAGCTTGGCGGTCTACTTCACGATCGACGGCCCGGCAGTCGGCAAGGGCCGGCCGAGGGTCAGCACGATTGCTGGCAGGCCGCGCATGTACACGCCAGCCAAGACGGTGGCCTGGGAGAAGCTGGTCAGCGAGGCCGCGCACAACGCGATGGGCAATGTGCTGCCCTCGCCTCACCCGTGGTCGGTGCGCATCGTCATCTTCGCGCCGATCCCTGCCAGCTGGTCTAAACGCCGCCAGGAGGCCGCAAAGCGTGGGGATGAGGTTCCGGGCAAGCCGGATCTCGACAACGTCGCCAAGGCCGTTCTGGACGCCTGCAACGGGGTGCTGTACGACGATGATAAGCAGGTCTGCAGATTGAGGGTTGAGAAGGCTTTCAGTACAGACCCAAGGACGGAAATCTATGCGCACGAGGTGCTCAGGTGAGTGATGGGACGAGATTCTGCAGTCATTGCCAACAGCGGAGCGGCGTCGACGGTGGCGCCTGGCGGATCAGAAACGGGGGCCTGCACCGGCGCTGGATCTGTGGATCTTGCGTGTCACGGATGCGGGAGCGTGCACAGCACCGCCAGGGTGATCAACCTGCCGGATGGCCGCTCGGTTGGGAGTCACTCGGAGCAGTACCGGGCGTGGTGCGAGGCAAGGTGGGCGATGACGCTGCCTGACAAGCCTACGAAGCGCAGGCCGATGTCGAAGCAGAAGTACCTGCTCGAGGTGCAGAAGCACAGGGGCGAGGTTGCGGCGTACCAGCTGCGAGCTCTCATGGTGAAGATGTGGAAGTCGAAGCGATAGACATCCAGGTGCCGGCCAGGCGCAAGCAGGTGAAGCAGGCGCCGCCCAGCCGGAAGATGTTTGCTGTGGTGCCGATCAGGGCGCTCGAGGACAGGCGGCTGACGGACGGAGCGTTACGGACGCTGGCCAAGGTCTGCAGCTGGGCGAACCGTGCCGGGATCACCTGGGTGAGCCAGACCCGGATCGCGGCCGAGTCAGGCATCCGGCGCCAGGTCATTCACAAGCACATGGTGCTGTTGAAGAAACACGGGTACATCGAGGTGATCAAGCGAGGATTCAGGGGATTCGCAGGCGACACGATCCGAGTGGTGTACGACCCGCAGGTCAGCGCGACGGATGCCATCAGCATCGCCAGCAGGATCGAAGACAGCAGGCCACCGTTCTTACAGGAGCTCGAAAAGAAGATGCAGTCCATCCCACCGAAGAAGCAGCAGCAGATGATCGCCGACATGATCGCCGGCGTGGTCAAACCAGTAGGCAGCAAACCAGCGGGGAGGCAATACAACATGCCAGCAGACGGCGAAACGGCAGCAGTCAAACGGATCCGAGCAGGCCTCAAAAAGAGGCCACATAGTCAGCTGAAAAGTGACGAATGCGTAAACACCCCACATGGTCAGCCAAGGGACTGCATAAACAGTCTAAAGACAAGAGGAGTACAGGCTATAGATGAGGTTGATAAAGAGGTGTTCAGGATCATGAACGAGTCAGTGCCGGTCGAGCTCGCGGAGCGCCTGGTCGACGAGGTCATGCGCCTGTACGCAGCCGAGGGCATCGCCAACCCACGGCCGGCGTCGGTGGCCGAGGCGGTGCTGACCGCGCACGGCAGATACCTCGAGAAGGCGCTAGGAATCGCTACAGGCGACGATCGGGGCGCAGGATGACCGGAGATAGCCACCAGCACCGAGAGGAGCGTATAGGGGCTGTATTCGCGTTTGTACAGAACGCAGACGAACGATTGGGTTTTGTACAGGGTGGCCTGGCGTGTCCGGTGATGGCCGGCACCAGGGGGCGGTCTATACGGCTAGGCGTGCGGGCGGGGGACGCGTCATGCGGCCGCGTAACGCGTGACCCTTGCCCCCCCTGCCTTCACCGCTATCGATGGGGGTTCCCCGCAATTTTTCCCATGATTTTTATAGGAGCGTGAAATGGACTTTGGATATATCAAGCTGCCCAAGGGGGTCGAGATGCGCGAACCCTATGAGGGGGAGCGTCGATATTTTGAGAAGAACCCGAACGTGAGCGGGATGGCGACTGAGGATGGGAAAGTGATACTGAACCCGTATTCAAAGCTGAGTGAACGCGAGTATCAGTCGGTTGCAACGAATGAGGCGGTGAGGTTGGCGATCAAGCAGGACAGGTCTTTGGTTCCTGATTTTGAATTGACTGAGCAGCAGAAGAGGTTCTTGGACACGACGACCTATCGTTATGCAGACGAGGAGGATCGAAAGGCGACGATTGCTGCCAGGCTGGTATCTGGCGATCCGTCTGCTGGGGTGTCTACTACCGAGCAGGATGCTTTTGTGAACATGTTGAAGGCCAAGTTATTTGGAGAAGAGTGATGGCATACGAACTGAGGGTGGGTCAGGGTCAGTTGTTTCGGGCGCGGAGTAAGAAGACGGATCGTAGCCCGGACATGACTGGGAAGTTGATGTTGCCGAATGGGGTGTTGGTGTATGTGAGTGGGTGGAGGAAGCAGACGCAGGCTGGGGAGGAGTGGATCAGTCTGCAGCTGGGGAACCCGGTGGATCAGCACCAGGCTGGCCAGGCGGCGGTGGCTGGGTTGGTGAAGGGTGTTGACAAGGATGTTGACGAGCAGATTCCGTTTTGAGGAGAGGGTGATGAAAAAAGAGGCGTTAGTAAATGAGATGAGTATGCGCGACTACTTTGCCGCCAAGGCGATGCAGGGGTTGTTGGCTGCGAACTGGTGCGACCAATGGCGTGCGTCTGGATTGGAGACAATGGAAAAGCAGGGTGACGCAATGCTGGTTGCTGATGCGTATGCAATAGCAGATGCCATGTTGAAGCATCGATTTAAATAAAGGGGGCGGTATGGCTGGGCCGAAGAAGATTGGTGAGAAGTTGCCCAGCCTGAATGGTTGGGGTGGTGTGAGGAGTGTGCAGCGGAGGTTGGAGCGGTCAGCAACGATTGTGCAGAACCGTGAGGCGGTGGCGTATCAGTTGTTGGCGATGGCGAACATGAAGATCACGGACATTATGGATTGGGATGATGAGGGCAATGTCCGGGTGAAGGCGGCGAGTCGGATACCGCAGCACGCGTTGTATGCGATCAAGAACGTGAAGGTGACCAAGCACAAGGATGGAGGGCAGACGTTGGAGTTGGAGCTCTTCGACAAGGTTCAGGTGCTGCGTCTGTTGGCGAAGGCATCAGGCCTGTTGGATGCGCCTGAGGATAACGAGAAGCCGAGCGTGATTGACGTGAATGTGGTGGCACCCAGGGGAGAGGGATGAGTGTGTGTTCGGAGTGTGGCAGCTGGAATAGCAAGGTACGGGAGTCTCGCAGAGACTCCAGATACGGATGGAAGTGGAGGCTGAGGGATTGTTTGGAGTGTGGGCACCGGTGGAGTACCTACGAATGCCCGGCAGAGGGGATGACGGTGGACGGGGAAGGAAACCCGGAAGGAAGGTTGGAGCGATGAAGACTCGGCACTGTGCGGACTGCAGACACCTGGACGTGAAGATCAATCAGAAGTCAGTGTGCGTCAGGGGCCACAAGCCGAAGTTCTTTATCGCGAAGACCATGTGGCAGGCCATCAACTGTGACTACGGATACAAGCGCAAGTGCGCTGATTATGAGGGGAAGAGATGATCAGACCGACGAAGTTTGAAGTTGATAATGACAGAGGCGAGGAAGTGGACATCTCTATTGATCCTGAATCGGAAGGAATTGTGTATTTCATTCTTGAACAGGACGACCAAGAGATCATTGCCTCGCTTGACTGTTTGCGTGGTCTGGTCGAGGCCGCTGAACAACTGATAGCAAGGAGGAAGCGGCGTGAGTCTTGACGCAATGAAGCTGGCCTTGGAGGCGTTGGAGCGAGGCGAAACCAAGTTGCGCTATCAAGCTATCGAAACTCTCCGCGCTGCAATCGAACAGCCGAAGCTGGATGACCGCACGCTTTATAAAATGAAGCAGGCGAGGATGCGGGCGCATTGGCGCAGGGTTGATCCGCAATGGAAAGACGACCCCGAGCTTTGTCACGCGCTTGGGTACGAAGCCGGATACAACGACGCAGTAGCTCGAAGGGTAGAGCCCCGCGCAAGCGGGAGTGGTGCAGGGTTCGAGTCCCTGCCTGCGTCACCTCACAAGTTGACGGAGAAGAACCATGATTGACTACTCTGAAGGATGTACCGAGTTGAAGCGCCTGGCTGATGCAATCTGGCAGGCCGTGATCGACCACCGCTACGCAGAGGCCCGTGAGCTCTGCAACGAGGTAGTGGTGATGGCGAGACTCACCAAGGCCCAGATCGCCGTACAGACGAGGCCAGAGTGAGAACAAAGCAGGCCTCTGACAAGAGCGTGCCGGTCACGGGGCTGAAGCTAGACTTCAGCGAATCGCCCACCATCTTTGACTTCATCAGCAACAAGGCCTTCGTCCAGGGCATGATGGGGCCAGTGGGCTCGGGGAAGTCTTACGCCTGCGCTGCCAGGATCTTCATCCAGGCCGTCAAGCAGAAGCCCTCCCCCATCGACAACATCCGCTACACGCGCTGGGCTGTGGTCAGGAACAGCTACCCAATGCTGAAGACCACGACCATCAAGACCTGGCTGGATCTGTTCCCAGAGTCGACCTTTGGCAATCTACTCTGGACGCCACCGATTACGCACCACATCAGGCTACCTGCTCGCGGTGACGCTGCAGGCATCGACTGTGAGGTCATCTTCCTGGCGCTCGATCAGCCGAAGGATGTCAGGAAGCTGCTCTCACTCGAGCTCACAGGCGCATGGGTGAACGAGGCCCGAGAACTGCCCAAAGCGGTCATAGACGGCCTCACGCACCGGGTTGGCAGGTATCCCACGAAGAGGGATGGTGGCGCGTCCTGGCACGGGATCTGGATGGATACGAACCCGATGGATGATGACCACTGGTGGCACAACATGGCCGAGAAGGAAAAGCCACAGGGTTGGAAGTTCTGGAAGCAACCAGGCGGTGTCGTCGAGGTTCCTGCTGATGACCTGCCGGAGAACCCCGAGGCCAACGACCACGTCTTTGCTGCAGGCAAGTGGTGGAAGCTCAACCCGAAGGCCGAGAACATCAACAACCTGCCTGCCGGGTACTACGCGCAGATGCTGCCGGGGAAGAACCTGGACTGGATCCGCTGCTATGCCGCTGGCCAGTACACCTACGTCCAAGAAGGCAGACCCGTCTGGCCTGAGTACGACGATGCCAGCATGAGCGGTGACACCGAGGTTGAGCCTGGCGTACCGATCCAGATCGGCCTGGACTTTGGTCTCACGCCGGCCGCGACGATCGGTCAGAGGCTACCCAACGGCCGCTGGCTGATCCATCACGAGATCGTGACGTTCGACATGGGGCTCGAGCGGTTCGGTCTGCAGCTGCTGGCAGAGCTCAACCAGCGATACCCCAACCACCAGGTGATGGCATGGGGAGACCCGGCGGGGATGTCGAGAGACGCGATCTATGAGGTGACGGCGTTCGACTTCCTGCGGCAACTGGGAATGCGCGTACAGCCAACCGCATCGAACGACTTCAAGGTCAGGCGCGAGGCCAGCGCCGCACCAATGCAGCGGCTGATCAATGGCAAGCCTGGTCTGATCGTGAACCGAGAATGCAAGTTACTGCGCAAGGCGCTGGGCGGTGGGTACTTCTACAAGCGTGTCGCGATCGGCGCTGGGCAAGAGAGATACAAGGATTCCCCCAACAAAAACCAGTTCAGTCATATCGGGGATTCATACCAGTACCTCATGCTCGGAGGCGGGGAATACAACAGGATGATCCGCAAGCCAACTCTCGGTGGGGCGCCGCTTGTACAAGCATCAATCGCCTCTTCTGATTTCGACATTTTCTCGGTATGATCGCGACAACCAGGGCTTGCCGGCCCTGGTGTCACTTCATCTCAACGGCGAAGGAGGCCGTAGCGATGCGCAATCATCATATCAGCCGAGAGCGGCTGCACCAGCTTTTTGAGTACCGAGACGGCAATCTGTTCAGGCATGAAAGCGACAGACCGATCGGATCAACACGCAAAGATGGATACAGGATCACAAGCGTTGATGGCCAGCAGTACCTGGTGCATCGCCTGATTTACTTGTTCCATCACGATCAGTTGCCTCCGGTAATTGATCACGTTGATTGCAACCCATCGAACAACCGCATTGAGAACCTTCGCGCTCTCGATAAGTCTCGCAACGGGCTGAACAGGAAGAGCCCAAAGAAGAACAGCAAAACACAGGTTCTTGGCGTCTACTACGACAAGAGCAGAAATCGATTCACCGCAGAGATCAGAGTCGACGGAATTAAGCGCCAGCTTGGACGTTTTAGGACGGCGAGCGAGGCGCACCAGGCATATCTGCAGGCGAGAGCAAAAGCGTTCTGAGAAGACACCCCGGAAAGACGGGGCGCACTCCGAGCGTGATGAAGAGCCTGCATGGGCTGCGCGGAGCAAAACACCGGCCTCTTAACCCGAAAGTCAGGCCGTACAGCGTGTCTGCGAGCGACTGTAGAAGACGGACAGCAGAATGGGTGGTAGACCTGCTGTGCTCGATGAATCGCAGCCCCCAGGGTGCTCTGGCCTGGCTACAGGATAGCCATCGCGGGAGAGGTAGGAAGCCAGTGCTCCGCAAGGAAGCTATGGGCTACCACCCTTGGGGGAACTTTGCCTGGTGATACCAGAGCGATACCTCCTCTCTTCCAATGCTCAAACGTCCCGCTAGAATGCGCGACATGGGCGCGATCGACATCGACCTGAAGATCCAGCACCACTTCTCTGACGGGGTGTATGCCAGACAGATGGTGCTGCCAGCGGGTCACTTTGCGGTGACCCACGCGCACCAGTACGACCATCTGTCGATACTGGCGAGCGGTGCGGTGACGGTGGAGGTCGATGGAGTCGAGTGCAGCTACCGAGCGCCGGCGGTGATCACGATCCTGGCGGGTCAGCACCACCGGATCGAAGCGCAGGAAGACACGGTCTGGTTCTGCATCCACGCTACCGATGAGCAAGACCCGGAGCGCATGGGTGAAGTGCTGATCAGGAGATAGAAGATGCCATTTCTGATTGCTGGTGCGATTCTGCTGGGTACTGCCTACCAAGCGAACGAAGCACGCAAATCGCGACGCCAAGCTGCAGAGCAGCAGCAGGTTCAGCTGCAACAGCAGGAAGCTGATGCCGCAGCGATGCGCAATGCAATCGCTCAACAGACCGCTGCCTACGGACAGCAGGCCGCATCACTCCAATCGCAGGCTGAGACGGCACGCCAGGCCTTTCAGGCTTCTCAGCTTCAATATCAAGAAAACAAGCTCGCGATGGAGAACAAAGCCCGCGAGGTGCAAGCCGCTGCAGACGAACAACGTAGGCTCGCTGCGCAATCCGAAGCGTCAGCAATCCGTGCCAGGACTCGAGGCGGTAGACGCGCCCTGCTCTCCCAGGAACGACTCACGCCAGAGCTCGGCGTGACCTCCTCCCAGCTGGGCACCGGGATGATGCTCTGATGGCCACTGCGTTCACGCCAACCGAGCGCATGAGGCTTGCACGCAAGACCTCGAGCATCGATCAGCTGTCGAAGCAGTTCCGACAGCAGGTCGCAGCACTCACCGGCGAGCAAGAGAAAGCATTCAGCACCTATCAGGCTGGCGTCACCGAGAAGATGGCGCCCTTCGAGTCGGCGCTCGCGCAGTACCAGACCAAAGACTTCCCAGCCTACGAGGCAGCGACCGAGGCCTACAAGAGCAGGCTCAAGGCCTACGAGGCCCAGCTGGCTGAGATCCGGGCTAACCCGACCGTCAAAGCGATCGGGTACATCGAAGAGAGGGTTCCGCGCTACGGCGCGGTTGGTGGACTGCTATCAAGAGTCGGGCTCGGCAAGATCGTCGGCTATGACGTGCGCCAGGTGCCCTACGAGTACGACGAGCCCAGGCCGCTGCCGACCTTCACTGAGCAAGCGCCCGCAGCACCCGCAGCACCCACCAGGCCGACAATCGCAGCATTCAGCGATGAGCCCTTCCAGACCCGCCGTGCAGAGCTCGAGCAGGGTCTCAAGCGTGAGCTCGGTGAGCGCCGCAGTGCCAGGCTTGCAGCGGTGTCCCGTCGCAGCCGCAACATGCTTGCAGGAGCGTAACCATGCCCGGTCACTACGGATCCAAAGACGACAAGATGAAAGAGAAGGTGCGCCGCGTAATGAAAGAGTATTCGGCGGGCAAGCTCAAGAGTTCCAGTGGCCAGAAGGTCACCAGCCGCGACCAGGCCGTGGCGATCGCGATGTCTGAAGCCGGAATGGCGAGGAAGAAATGAAGGTCGAGATCGAGATCGAATCTAACGGCAAGAACGGCGAAGACGAGATGAAAGCCATGAAGGCCACTGCCTTCCAGAAGAAGGTGGCGCAGATGATGGCCCAGCGTGCCGGGCGGCGTAAGCCCAACGAGCACGAGATGAAGATGGCCGCGGAGCTCGAGTCTGAGCTCGACGAGTACGGGATGAAGAAATGAAAGAGGTCTGGGACAAGCCGAGGCCGAAAGGCCTGGGCGAACCGAAGCAGCTTTCTCCGATGCAGAAGAAGGCCGCACAGATGATGGCACGCAAGGCGGGTCGGCCTTGGCCCAACCTTGTGGACAATATGCGCGCCGCTCAAAAAGGAAAGTGACATGGCACAAGTACCCTTCCCCACCACGCCGGACTCGGTTGCGATCGGTGCGATCTCAATCTCTCCGGCTGACTCCGACCTGGCGGCGCCGGTGCGGGCGCTCTACATCGGCGGTGCTGGCAACGTGAAGATCACCGACACGCTTGGCAACGCCACGACCTTCGCTGCCGTCCAGGCCGGCTCGATCCTGCCGGTGATGGCCGTGAGGGTCTGGTCAACTGGTACATCCGCGACGAGCATCGTCGGGCTGATCTGACATGCTCATCGGCATCAACCTCAAGCTCTCGCACTTTGGCGGGTTTGGGGGCGGCATTGAGTTTCCATCGGTACTGCGGCTGGAAGACGGTGGCGGCATCCTGCTCGAGGATCTGGGATATTTGCTGCTAGAGACCACCGACTACCTCTCCTACAACGTCGAGTTGGAGGGCGGTGGCAACGTGCTGCTGGAAGACATGTCTTATCTGCTCTACGAGAACGACGAGATCTACTTCGACAATCTCGAGCTCGAGAGCGGATACGACGCCCTGCTTGAGGACTTGGAATTCTTACTTTTGGAGAGTTGAAATGACTGATAAAGCCGTCTCCGCGCTCACGTCGCTGACGGGCGCAAACACCGCCACCGGTGACCTGCTCTACATCGTCGACATCAGCGAAGCAGCTGCTGCTGATCGCTCGAAGAAGATCACCGCTGAAGAGCTTCAGAATTACTTGAAGAAGTTCCCGGCCACCATCGGCGTGGGTGGCGCAACGCCTGCTGCGTCCGGTGCTGGAGTTTCGTTCCCGGCGACTGCGTCAGCATCGAGTGATGCGAACACGCTGGATGACTACGAGGAAGGCGATTGCTCAACGTCTCTTATTATTTCGGGGACGACTACCTCAGGAACTGGAACATACACTGCTCAACAAGGTACGTACGTTAAAGTCGGCGGCATGGTCACGGTGTACGGTTATGTTGCATGGAGTGCCCATACAGGGACTGGCAACTTAACTGTCAGTGGCCTTCCATTTACAAGTAGTTCTATTTCATTTGGAACCGCAAGCATTGGGTACTTTTCCAGTATTTCTTTAACCGCATCCAATGTCGCGATTTTGTATTTGGAACCAGGCGCAGCCTATCTGCGATTGCGTCAATATCCAGTAGGGGGTGGTGTTGAATCCGCTGTGCCAATGGACTCTGCTGGCGAGATCATGTTTTCAGTTACATACCGAGCAGCATAACCACGCTGGATGGCGTGGTCGGACACAAAGGAGAAACTCATGTCACTTGCAGAAACCACTGAAGTTGATCGCATCGAGATTATCGGCAACGGCATCGTCCAGGTGCGCGAGGCAACAACGATCACCAAGGACGGCGAGTTCTTCGCTCGCAAGTTCAAACGCTGGGTGCTTACGCCTGGCGCTGACCTGACCGGCCAGCCAGCCAACGTGGTGGCGCAGTGCCAGGCAGCGTGGACGCCAGAGGTGATCGCGGCTTACCAGGCCCAGCAGGCTGCAGCGCGTCCGTAAAGAGTCGCGCCATGAAGGCTCGCTACAAAGATCCAGAAGGCGGGCTGACAGAGGCCGGCAGACGGCATTACGAGTCGACGGGCGAGTCGAAGAACCTGCAGCCAGGCGTGAAGGATTCGAGCCCTACCGGGCAACGCGCCAGGCGCAAGGGTTCGTTCTTGACGCGGTTCTATACGAACCCTTCTGGGCCGCTGGTCGACAAGGATGGTGATCCAACCAGGCTGGCGCTGGCAGCGCGGGCCTGGGGTGAGCCTGCACCGCGCACAGAGGCTGCGGCGCAACGTC